ATTCGGCGTAATTGGGAACCTGATGATAAGACCCACGCCAAGCGACAACATTTTGTCCACTATGGGTACGTTCCCGGGTTTGGCTTCTACTGCTTTGGCCTCATTCACCTGATCGGGGCTTTTGCTAAGTCAGGCACTTCCCTTATCCGTCAGCTTGTTGACGCTGGTACGCTGAGTAATCTGCCCGGTGGTTTCAAGACTCGCGGCATGCGTGTTAAGGGGGACGATACACCGATTGCTCCGGGTGAATGGCGTGATGCGGATGTGGCCAGCGGCACATTAAAAGACAACTTACTGCCGCTGCCTTATAAGGAACCTAGCCAAACACTGATGACGTTGCTGGGCCAGATCGTTGAAGAAGGTAGACGTTTTGCCAACACAGCAGACCTGACGCTCAGTGATATGAGTGCACAAGCGCCTGTAGGTACTACCTTGGCTATTCTTGAGAGAACTCTGAAGAATATGAGTGCCATTCAGGCACGGGTTCACTACAGCATGAAGCAAGAGTTGGGACTCTTGAAGAACATCATCGCTGAGTACACACCTGAAGATTACGACTACCAGCCAAGCGAAGGCTCCCGTAAGGCGAAGAAGTCTGACTACGACGATGTGAACGTGATCCCCGTCAGTGATCCCAATGCGTCAACAATGGCGCAGAAGATCGTGCAGTATCAGGCTGTGCTCCAGTTGGCGCAGGGTGCGCCGCAGTTGTACAACTTGCCACTCTTGCACCGTCAGATGCTGGAGGTGCTGGGTATCAAGGAAGCATCCAAGCTCGTGCCAATGGACGATGACCAGAAGCCGACCGACCCGGTGTCGGAGAACCAGAACGTGCTCAAGGGCAAGCCGGTCAAAGCGTTCCTTACCCAAGACCACCAAGCTCACATTGTTGTGCACATGGCCGCGATGCAGGATCCCAAGATCATGGCACTCTTGCAGCAGAACCCCATGGCGCAAGCAATGCAGTCGGCCATGATGGCGCACATCAACGAGCACTTGGGCTTTGAGTATCGCAAGCAGATCGAGCAGCAGCTTGGCATGGCGTTGCCACCACAGACAGATGAGTCGGGCGAAGAAGTCAGCATGGATCCCGAAGTCGAAGCGCGGCTGTCTCCGCTGCTTGCACAAGCTGCACAACAGTTGCTCCAGAAAAACGTGCAGGAAGCACAGCAGGCGCAGGCAAAACAGCAGGCGCAAGACCCCATCATCCAGATGCAGATGCAGGAGTTGCAGCTTAAAGCAGAGGAGAACAAACGCAAGGCGGCTAAAGATCAGGCCGACAATGCCATCAAAGCGGCGCAGTTGCAGGTTGAGCGTGATCGCATCCGGTCACAAACCGACACTGCCGACAAGCGCATCAAGGTCGATGCGGTCAAGACAGTAATGACAATGAAAGCTGACCAGCAACGCCACATGACGGACACCGGGGTAGATGTCCTCAAACAACTCTCTAATAAGAGCCACGAAGAACAACTGCGGCTTATGCAGGAGCGTATTCAAGTGAGGCAGCAGGATCAACAACGAAATCGACAACCCAATAAAGGTGAGTAATGGATGCATTTGAAATTCTTATCAAACAAGCTGATGAGAAAGTTGAGCAACTCAAGGACTATCTGGCTGATGGCAAGTCCGAGTCCTACGAGGAGTACAAGAAACTGTGTGGTGAGATCCGTGGTCTGCTCATCATGCGGGGATACACCCTAGACCTGAAACAACGATTGGAGAACGCGGATGACTAGTTCCATCCTGTTGGCTACAGACGCCAACAACCCACAAGTCGTGGGAGCCTATAACTTTGCTGCAACCGCAGAGGAGAAAGGCAAACAACTGCCCAAGCCTTCAGGCTATCGGATTCTTTGTGCCATACCAGAGGCAGATAAAGAGTTTGAGGACAGTGAAGCGGGTTTGATTAAATCTGACCAGACTATGCGCGACGAGGAGACCCTCACTACGGTCTTGTTTGTTGTAGATATGGGGCCAGACTGCTATCAAGACCCGGTAAAGTTCCCTAATGGGCCGTGGTGTAAGCAAGGAGATTTCATCCTTGTGCGCCCATATTCGGGTTCTCGCTTGGTCATACATGGCCGTGAGTTCCGCATCATCAATGACGATACTGTTGAGGCCGTTGTAGACGACCCACGTGGTATCAAACGCAAATAAAGGAGCACAAAATGCCTTTTGAAGACACAGAATTTAAGTTCCCAGACGAAATTGAGAGTAAGGGTAAACCCGTACGGGAAGCCCCCGAAATTGAAATTGAGATCGAAGACGACACCCCCGCAGAGGATCGTGGCCGTCAACCCATGCCTAAACCCCTCGTTGAGGAACTGGAAAAGGACGAACTTGACCAGTATGACGATAACGTCAAGACCAAACTCAAGCAGATGCGCAAGGTCTGGCACGACGAGCGCCGGGAAAAGGAATCCGCTGTACGTGAGCAGCAAGAAGCTGTAACTTTGGCACAACGCTTACTAGAAGAGAATAAGCGCATCAAAGGTATTCTAGATACTGGCGGGAAAGAATACGTCACAACCATGCAGAGTAATTCTGATATGGAACTGAAAATTGCCCAACGTGCTTATAAAGAAGCCTACGAGGCAGGTGACGCCGACAAGATGATGGACGCCAACCAAGCGTTGCAAATGGCCAACTTAAAGGCCATACAGGTAAAAAACTTTCGCATGCCCTCTTTACAAGAGGAAGAAACTCGTGTACAACCTCAACCTGTGCAGTATCAACCTGCACCGTATGTACCCGAACCGGACAACAAAGCAGTAGTGTGGCAAAACCGCAACCGCTGGTTTGGACAGGAACGGGGTATGACGGCCTTTGCCCTAGCTCTACACGAAGACTTGAGGGACAATGGCGTAGAGGTTGGTTCTGAAGATTACTACCGCGAGTTAGACAAAACAATTCGCAAACGGTTCCCAGAGAAATTTGAGGAACAAGAAGACAGTAGGCAGAGTACTCGCACAAGACCTAGTACCGTAGTCGCCTCGGCAGTTCGTAGCACGGCCCCCACCAAGGTTAAGCTAAAGCAAAGCCAAGTAAACCTAGCCAAAAAATTTGGCTTAACTCCTGAGCAATATGTGAAGGAAGTTTTGAAATTGGAGGCCCAAAATGGTTGATGTTAAAGACAACAAACTCACACGCGAGTTGACAACACGTGCGGTACAGGAGCGCCCTAAGCAGTGGATGCAGCCTGAACTGTTGCCTGAACCGGACAAAGAACCCGGTTACAACTACCGCTGGATTCGTGTTTCTACAATGAATCAGGCAGATCCCCGTAACTTATCGGCCAAACTCCGAGAAGGCTGGGAACCCGTTGCCATTGAGGAACAACCGAAGTTTCGACTGTTAGCCGATCCCAGTAGCCGTTTTAAGGACAGCATTGAGGTTGGTGGACTATTGCTTTGCAAGACACCTACTGATTTTGTAGCCCAGCGAAATGCCCATTTTGCCAAGGTTACCCAATCTCAGACAGATGCTGTAGACAATAGTTTCATGCGTCAAAGCGATGCGCGGATGCCGCTCTTCCAAGAGCGTAAATCCTCAAGTAGCTTTGGCAAAGGTACTTAATTTTTAAGGAGTCTTAAATGGCTTATCCCGTCGTCTCGGCCCCCTACGGCCTAAAGCCGATCAACCTGATCGGTGGTCAAGTATTTGCGGGGTCAACCCGTGAATATGCAATCATCAACAACTACGCTACAAACATCTTCTACGGTGATCTTGTGGCCTTGGTTCGCGGTAACTTAGAACGTATTTCTGTAACTACTGGTACGCTGGGTACAGTTGCTGGCATCTTTTTGGGATGCTCGTATACCAACCCACTGACCAAACAGAAGACGTTTTCTCAGTATTACCCAGCAAGTACTGCTGCGGGTGACATTGTTGGTATCGTTTGTGACGATCCTGACACCGTGTTCTCTGCTGTAGTTTGCTCGGCTACTACTGTTATTGCTTCTGGTGCTCGTGCAATGATTGGCCAAAACGTGGCAATGATCAACAACGCTGGCAACACTGCAACTGGTAATTCAAAGAACGCAGTTCTAGCTCCAACCGATACGCCTGCAACGACAGATGCTCTGCCTTTGCGTGTGTTGGGTTTGAATCCAGATACTGAAGTCTCTCTTGGTACTGCCACATTCACCAGCATTTCAACCGCCACTATCACTTGTAGCGCAATTCCCTTTGCGTTGCCTGTTGGTACTGATGTAGGCTCATTGGACTCTAACGGCAATTACATTGCTTCAGGTTCCTTTGTAGATACAGCAGCGGCGGCTGGTGCAACGACTGTGATTTTGAATCAAGCCCCCATCACTGCGTTTGCCGCAAGCTCAACGTTGGTCTTTAATCAGTTTCCAGAAATTCTGGTCAAACTGAATTTTGGTCAGCACGAGTATTACGCAGCAACTGCAACAGCATAAGGAGCTAAATCATGGCTATTTCACGCGCACAACTACTCAAAGAACTTCTCCCCGGCCTGAACGCCCTGTTTGGTCTGGAGTACGCTAAGTATGGTGAGGAACATAAAGAGATTTATGAGACCGAAACCTCTGAGCGTTCTTTTGAAGAAGAGACGAAACTGTCTGGTTTCTCTGCTGCCCCCGTTAAAAACGAGGGTTCTGCCATTGCTTATGACAATGCGCAGGAAGCATGGACTGCCCGATACAACCACGAAACCATCGCTTTGGGCTTCAGCTTGACTGAAGAGGCTATCGAAGATAACTTGTATGACTCACTGTCTGCTCGTTACACGAAGGCTTTGGCCCGCGCTATGGCTTACACCAAGCAAGTTAAAGCTGCTGCTGTTTTGAATAACGGCTTCAGCAATGCTTACGCTGGTGGTGACGGTGTTGCT